AGTGGATTATGAGAAATTACTAAAATATGTTCAAAATATTCTTTGATTTTTTTGAAAAACTCACCTACCATGTCTAAATTTTCATCTGCTATTTTTCCGAAAACCTCATCCATAACTACTATGTTTGGTTTTGGTAATGAAGAAATTTTGGTTAATACACTACGTAATGCCAATGAAGATATTGTTCTTTCGTATCCTGAACCTGAATTTAACGATTTTATAATTCTTGTTTCAGTATCAATCATTACAAATTCAACTTCGTTTTTATCATTTACATTTAGTTCTAAAATGAAATGACAACTATCCACTAAAAGTCTATATAATTCATGGTTAAGTAATGGTATCATATTTTTCATTATGATCTTAGATATACCATTCTTACCAAAAATTGTGAGATAAACTTTGAATATAGAACTAAGTTCTTCTTCAGATCTAATCTTTTTAATTAGTTCATTGTTAATTTCAACCTTTTGTTTCATCAAAAGAATACTCGAATTGTAATTTTCAATTACCTTGGTTGATTGTTTGATGTTGGCATTAGTCGTTTCTATTTTAGTTCTAACCGCAATAATTTCCCCATCTATTTTTTGATTTTCCACTAACTTTTTTTTATTGTCTTCGTATTTGTCTATTTTAATTTGTTTCGAGTCAATTTCAAGTTGTTTTTGATCGACTTCTAATTCATACCTTGCCTTCTTTAATTTATTTTTTTCATAATTTTCCAACTCTATTTTTAATAATTCTAATTTATCTGATTTATTTTTTATCTTATCAAATTCTTTTTTGTTATTGGAAATGTCTTTTTCAATAATCTTTATTTCTTTTTTTATTTTTTCAATTTCGTCAGTATGGTCTACATCTTCAAGTGATCTTTTACACGTTGGACATATAGTCCCTTCTTCTAATTGCTTTAAATTCTTTTCCTTTTCTGTCCTTTCATATTTTATTGCAACCTCAATTGAATAAAATTCACCCAATTTTTCTTTAAGTTTACCATGATCATCTTCATTGTAATATAATGACGGTTCCTTAACATCTATATTTTCGGCATTTGTTTTTGATAAGTCTCTTTGTTTAATTAACTCATCTATTTCTTTTTTTAATAAAGTAGGATTTGTTTTTATTAGATCTTGATCTACATCATTATTTTTTGAAGACAATAAATTATCTTTTTTTATTTCTAATTTTTTAAGTTCATTTTCAAAGTTAGTTAAATCTCTTTCTATTCTTTCAATTTCGTTCTGTGAATTTATGATACTGTCTTTAAATTTTACATTATCAATTTCAAGCTGTGTAACATTATGTGTATTTGAAACCAAATTTTTACTCCAATCATTATAAATTTCTTTTGCAATTTCTTCTTTTGTTTTTAAATTTTCTAAACCCAAAAATTTTACTAAAATTTGTCCTCTTGCTGTTGGTTTGGATTCTATTAATTGTTCTAAATTATTTCCTGTTGTCATAATAGTTGTCAAGAAATCTTCTTCTGATCCAATTGCAGAAGATATAAAAGTCTCTGTAACTCTTCTTTGTTCACCAGTCAAATTTTGAATTGTTCCATCTTCATTTTTTCTATAGAACTCTAACCTGTTTGTTACATTATATTCACCATATTTTGTTTTTTTTCTCGATAACTTTCTTTCTATAACATAATCGTCACCATCTATTGTAATATCACCTTTAACAACAACTTCATCCTTATCAGTAAACTTATTGAATATTTCTATGGCAGTTTTTGTTTTAGTTGTTGTATTGAAAAATAAAAACATAAGAAGGTCCACAGAGCATGTTGATTTACCACCAAAGTTTTTAGGGATTGATTCTATTACTGTTATACCCTCTAAATCTATAAAATTGATTATATTATTATCTCCGAAAGATAAAAAATTAGAAAACTCAACTTTCTTTATATACCACTTGTTATAACGAATTTTATTTTGATTAATCTTATCAAATTGAATATTAACTTTATTATCCAACCTGTCTACTAAATCCCACTTAGTTCTAATATCATTTTCGTTGATAAAATCTTTCATCAATTTTTTTTGGTAATGATGATCAAGTATACTATCGGAAGCCTCTAAAGAATCTAATTTAATATCTGTATTATTGGCAAGACTTTTTGTAATGACTTGTATATTTTTAGTTTTATACTTGTCTTGAAAATACGCCTTTACTCTTTTAATTTTTTCAGATGTAAAATTTTCAGGGTTGTCTTCCCAAGTAACTTTAATAAACGGATTATTATATTTCATAATTTTCATCTAAAAACCAAACATTATCAATTAAATTATAAGTTTCGACATGTTCTCTTCTAAAACATAACCACTCTTCAAATTCATCACTATTGTTTGGTTTAAATTCGGTTTGAATTACTTTTTTATCATTTCTGATTGTTTCGGGTCTGATTACAATAATTTGTGTAAAATCTTTATTTGTTCTAACAAATATATTGTCTTTTGAAGATGGATTTATTTTTAATTTACCATAATAATAATATTCGTCAAGCCAATATTTTTGTTTTCTCATTGGAATGTTTATGGTTTTAAATCCGAGTTTAGATATTAAAGAATATTTTTCGTTATTCCAAAAACAATTTGTCCAACCTCCTCTTTCGACTTCGACTCCTAATTTGGTTTCAGTTACACCTGTCAAGTCAATTAATTTCATTTCTTGCGGTGTTTCTTTTAGTAACGTATTAAAATTTTCTTCAAAAAATTTTATAACGGCTTTTCTAACAAGTGTGTCATCAAAACTTGTGTTTTTTAAAAATGGCATAATTTTATTTTAATCTACTCTCTTCAAAGAACTCGATTATTGCATTTAAAGCCCAAACTGAACCAGCGGTAAACATTCCATCAAAAAAAATAGATAAAATCCAATTAACACCTAATAAAGATTCTGAAAGTCCTCCTAAAATTAATGAGATAAAAAAACCAACCCATGTTGCTGTACATAATGTGCAACTAATAAGATCACCAAAAAATTTAGAGTTATTTTTTACCCATTCTCTTTGTTTTTCAAATATGGAACCCCAAACAATTACAGATGTCATTCCATATGCCATAAAAATCCACAGAAATAATATGTTCATATTAAAATATTTTAATAAATAATAAACAAAATATGGGACAAAAAAAAGAGTATTGCCGATACTTATTCTGAATATAAACTACCAAGATCACTGTTCTTAAGAAACTTACCCTTATTAAATTTATTAAGTGATGATTTTATATTTTCTAATTCTTCGGTAAGTTCTTTATTTATCTTTTTTAACTTATCAACTTCTTCGGTATCAATTATAATTTTTTCAACAGGAACTTCTTTTACAATTTCTTTAGTTATTACTTTTGTTTTACCCTTAACTTCAATAGGAACTTCTTTTACAACTTCTACTGGTATTTCAACTATTTTATCTTTATAAATTATTTTTTCTACTTCTACAATTTTTTCAATAGGAATTTCTTTTATTATTTCCTTTTCTATTATTTTTTCATTCCTGACCCCAATAGGTGTTTCAGGATATTTTAACAACGAAAATCCTCTATCAAAAGTTTCTTTTGCCAATTTTTCTACATCATCAATTTTATTTAATTGACAATATAAAATAAATTCATCATCCAACATTAAGTAGTTTTTCTTTTTCATTTTCTATATCTGTAATATCATTAATTGAAAAATGTAGAAAAGGTTGCAAGTTTTCTAAATCATGAAATTTATATTCGTCAGTTTCAATATTGTAAATACCATATCCATGATGTTTTACCGTTTCACCAAAATTTTGTTGAATTAATGATCCTACCATAACCCCTTTACCTCCATTTGGTAGTTCAAATTGTTGTCTTTTGTGAATATCCCCACATAATAGCAAATCTAAATCAACAAAATTTAATTTATTATAACCATCTTCAAATTGAAATCCGATATCAGTTGACATCCCCTGAATTACTCCGTGAAATAAACCAACGTATAATTTATCCTCTTCTTTTTTGAAATCTGGTCTTTGATTATGTTGATATAAAGAATACACTACCCAATTTATATTTTCATCTTCATATACACCACTATCTTTATAATATTGTATTTCTTCACGATTTAATAATTCAACGATTGGTGTAATACTATCTATTCTTTGAGTATTGTTTTCCAAAAAATCATGATTGCCTGGTATTATAACAACTTTTCCAATGTGAACTATAATTTGTGTTATGAACCAAGATGTTAACATCATTTGTTCATTGGATATATTAATTTTTTGATGCGCAATATCTCCGACAATTACAACTCTTATTTCTTCATAATTGTATTCTTTTGTTTCTTTTTTTAAATTTTGAATAAGGATTTCAAATTGATTTCTATATAAATCATGTAACTGAAATGTTCTGATATGAATATCAGCGATATGTATAAGTTTTTTTACCATAATTAATATATTTTGATAAATCTAATTCCATTACTCTGTATATTACATCTGATGGGACTTTATATTCCTGAAAAGAACCGTCATCTTTCAATAGAACAACAACACAACCTAGTAATTTCAAGTTTTCGTATTTAGTCCCTTTCAACATTTTCATCAATAATCTTCCGTAAAAAGGTAGTTGTAAATAATAATGACTTAAAGATGTATCACGATATTCTTGAAATGGTGAATACATTTTACCAGTGTAATGATGAACCTCGAAATTTTTTGGTTGGTTTGTTTTCCAATCTGTAATAACTAAACCGATATCATTTTTTTCTTTGTTTAACATTAACCAACATTTATCTGGTTGACCGGTATAACCTAATTCATTATCACCAAGAATTATTTCGGTATCTAACAAGATAGCACCTCTTTCTTCCATTAATTTTAAAAAATTTAATCCAGCAAGTATCATTTTTTCACTTTTATCCATCTGTGTTTGATCACATTCAAATATTGGTTGTCTAACATCTTTATAGTTACCATTTCTCGCAAGTGCCTCTATTTCTAATTTGTAGTGAACTCTACTTCCTAAATTAGTAGCATAACTTCCAGCTTTTTTCCATTGTTCCTGAAGTTCAGCGGCAGCAATGGGATCACCGTTAGACATTTCAAGAGACTTTCCTTCGGCATCAAATGATTTATGAAACTTTTTTACAAGTTTAGATACTGAAGGAAATGTTTTTCTTAACACACCTTCAGTATCTCTCATATAATAAATGTGTTCTTCTTCAACAAATGATATATCAAGTTCTTTTCTTCTTTGTTCTAATAGTTCATTAATTTCTTTAGAAATATCTTTTAAATTCATTAATCTAATTGTTTTATTTTATAATTACTTATGTCACCTTTAAGATCTGCGATATCTTCATTTCCTTCTAATTTAACAACAAAAACTTTGCCCATCAATTTTCCACAATTTAATTTATGATATAATTTTTCACAATCAGACCACGCATCAGGATCTAATATAATCACAATATCATTTTTTGCATTTTCATAAATTGTTTTAAATAAAAAATCTGACATATATTTTCCTAACATAGGTATAGAATTATGAAGGAAAATACTATCGAAAGCACCCTCAACAATATATATTCTTTCATCCCAATTAATTAAATTTTCATTAAATATTATTATTTCTTTTTGAACCTCGGGGTTTTTATATTTAAATTTAGTTTTTGTTAAGTAAGATCTTGCTACAAAATAATTAAGATAACCATTTTTATCATAAGAAGGAATAATAATTCTATTTTCATACGGTCCTTGATAACAAAATCCAATTTTATATTTTTTTATTATTGAATCTGTGATGTTTCTTTTCTTTATATAATTCCAAGCCTGTTTAAAAAATGAAGTTAGTTTCATACCTGATGATATATTATCAAATGACATATATTCTTTAGGTAATCTAACTTGTTTATGCACTCTTTTGACTTCCTCATTTTCTTCAGGTAGTAGTAATAAAAACTTTTTGTTCTGTTTTGGTGTTCCATACTTTTTTACAAGCTTAAAAATGGATCCATGAGTTTCATGTGATTCCGCACATGACCAACACTTATAAACTTTGTATTTATAATTTATTTCTAAATTACCTTTACCATCTCCATTGTCAAGCCCCTTAATCTCATATGAACAAACAGGGCAATCAAAAGATATTTGACCTTTATTATCGTTATGTAATTTAGGTAATCCAAATATATCCTCCAATATCTCAACTATAGGTTCGTAATCTGCATTAAATGACATATGTGAAATATAATAAAAATTAAGGATAAAAAAAATCCCCCGGTACACCAAACCGGGGGAACACCAACCAAACGTATATTTCTACACGTCCCGTCCTATAAATAAATATAAACTCGAAATATAATAATGTAAAATATTAGTTGCCGGTTTTTTCTAATTTAATCATGTTGATGTATCCTATAACGGCACATGCTGCATCAGCCATATCAAAATTTTCTTTTTTCAACCCCCCTTTATTTCCGTATAACCATTTTACCTCTGGACAAACAGAATTAACATGATCCCATATGACTTGTTTTTTATCGATATCTTTTGGATAACCACCAAATAAAACATTTCTTCCTTTATCATTTGGTCCCACTAAGCTTGGAAATGCAAATTTTCTAGCATTATATGTAGAAATAAAAGTTGGAACAATACCTAATGTATCATAAATACATTTACAAACCATTGTATTATATCTTAAAAGTGTTCCAACAGTATAGATATTATTTGAATTTAATAATGGTTCCTCAATAATAACTCTAACAATTCCCATGTCTTTGTAAACATCAACATGTTTTTTAAAAGCATCTGCTTTTTTTATTAGTTCCTCTAGTTTATCTTCTGGTTGTGGTTTTATCTTTGGACTAAAGTGTGTCAATTCCAAAAGTTTAGAACCTGTTATATCAAATAATGCCCAACCAATTGTTTTTGTAGATATATCTAAACCCAATATTTTAGGCTTATTTTTTAATTTATGATCCATATAATAATATATAAATAATATAAGTTGTATTGTAAAGCTTAGAAATCCAACTTGATAGAAAAAACTTGTGTTCCCGTTCTTGTAATTGGTTTTGCAGTTTTAGCAACTATTAACGGTTCCTTATTAGAATCTAATAAAGCAACTTCTGTAATTTTTGGATTTCCAAACTTCCATGTTGGATTTTGTGACGTTGTAAATTTACCACTTGGTAGATTAACTAAGAAATTCAAAACTTCAATATCTGAAGCCCTAACTAATTTTATACTACCAGGAAAATATTGGTCATCACCAAAATAAGATCCTGTTGTTCCTGTTAGTGTTGTGTTATCTAAATGTGTTCCTAAATTAAATAATGTTCCTCCAGTGTATGAATTATAACTTATTGTAAATGTTTTTCCCGTAAGTGTTGTTAATCCTGATCCCCCGGCCTCAGTTGTAAAATCCATTTTTATCCAATCATCCGAACTCGGTGTCGAATTACTTGTTGTCCCTGTTTGAACATATATGTGAAATTTATTAGCAACAAATGAGTCTTTTATGTCTGATAAAGATGTTGAAAGTTTTGAAAATGAATTTGTGTCCTCGAATTTGACCGTAACATTGCTTGGGGTAGATGACCCTGTTACTGATACAAAATAATTACATGGTAAACTATTAATTGACGCATCTGAACTATAATCTAATGAATAGGTTACCCAAACAACTTGATTGGTGGCACCTGATAAAATTGATGTTGATGCTGATGTGTCTGAATTGGCTAACCCGACTTTTGGTGCTGGTAATGTATGATGTCTATTTGATCTATAATCTAAGGCTGCCACAATTTCTTGATCATCAAAAACAATTGTTTTTAAATCAACAAATACTTTACCAACTTTTTTATTCAGACTATCAAGTAAATCTTTATATTTTAATATATACTTTCCATTGACGGATGATTTAATATATTTTACATTACCTGAATCCATATGAAATACTTCACCTATTGTTGATCCTGTCGATCTATGATAAAGTAAGAATGGAATATAAACTTCAAAATAATCTAAATCACTTATTGTTCCGCCTGTTATATCCGTTGCAACTGTATCAGTTGTTCCTGTTAAACTACTAATGTAGTCATCATACTTAAAAAATCTTTCAGGATAATTTGTTATATCACCCAATTCTGAAAAATGTATGATTGCAACACATCTTTGTTCACTGGCTTTCACTAAAACTTCTGTTCCCGATGCATTAACATATGAAGTACCTGTAATTGTTCCTCCTGTATAATTTGTAAATGTTTGACCAGAATTTGTTGTATAACCTAACAACTCTTTAGTTGATGTGTGTCTATTACCTTTATAAAATTGTAACGCTCTATCACTTGACTGCATTCCTATTGGTTTCTGATCCCAAACTAAATTAAGTTTCCATGGATTTTGTTGTTCGGTTGTTTCAGGTAATTGAGGGATACACGTATTATCAACGTCACTAACAGTCTCAAATTCCATTTCACACCTATTACAAATTATTGCAGCTTTTCCTGATAATGAAGATAAATCAGGAGTATTTCTGTCTAATGTAATCACATCAGATGTCAAACCTGTTGTTACAGATATAACTTTGTATACTAAACTATGTGTGTCACCAGTAACAAAATAATCACCTGTTGATCCACTATATAAATTATTGAAAGATATTGTTATGGTGTCACAATTTGTGTATGTAACACCACTACTTGGTTTTTTTGCAGTAATTAATGTTGTTCCACTTATTGAGGATAAATCTACTATTCCTGAAATACAACCAATTGTAGTTCCAGTTTCAGAAGATAAATTAAAAGGTTTGTAATCTGAAACAAATCCAGCTGGTCCCATCACATTTCTTAATGTTTCAGTTTCAGAAGCTTGAATTGGAACACCGTATATTGTGGTTCCACTCAAATCAACTCCACTGAATTTAATGGGATATTTAACTTGTGAGTTCTTATCAAATGGTGCAAATACTTTCTGATGAGTTGTGGAAGTCGTTAAACCAGAAAATGGGTCTCTATAATCAAATTCCGAATCACCAATTACAAAATTTGTTATATTAAAGTTTCCTTTTGAAATTGCGTTTCTTCCCTTTTGGGTCAATCTAGCCGTTAAATGTTCTGATATATTACTGTCTAAAAAACTCATATGTTATAAATATTTTGAATTAATTTTTAACTTACATTACAATCAAATGGGCTACTACAGTTTTGTAAAGATGATGACCATGAAAGACCGTTTGGACATAATACTTCATTACCATCTTGAACACAAATAGGATTATTATAACTTCCGGTCACATCAACACAAATATGTGCGGTATATGTTCCATCTCCATTATCATCTGTTAAAAGTTCACTTATCAATTCCGTTACAACTCCACTACCACAAGAACGGTATCTTACATATAAATCACCCGGCAATTGTCCATCATTATATGTCATACTATGACACACACAACTCGGTGTAGGTGTTGGAGTTGGCGTAGGGGTAGGAGTTAATGTCGGAATTACACAAACCTCATATGAAGAAGGTGTAATACTATATATTGTTAAATCATTTATAGAGAAAGCCTTACAAAGTGAATCTTGTTCACATATTCTATAACCACTTTGTGTGTATGTTGAAAAACCACTTGATGATCCCGAATTAATTACAACAGATACAGGGTATACAGTGAAAGGATATCCTGAACAATCCATCATTTCACTTCCACTAAATTGTATGGTGATATTTTCTGTAGCATTAATTGGAGAACCTCCAGGACTATCGTACAAGGTTACTGTAATCTCATCCACACTATCATATAATCCAGTTCCACAAGACGATGCAGGTTGGCTAACATCATAATTTATAGTATACTGAATACAATACTCTGTTGGTGGTGTAGGTGTTGGTGTTGGAGTTGGTGTAGCTGTGGGTGTAGGGGTTGTTGCAGGATCAGTTGTTGTTGGTGTAGGTGTTGGTGTTGGAGTTGGATTTAGTGTTGCTGTTTCAGTTTGCGTAGGTGTTGGTGTTGCTGTTGAAGGTACAGTTGATGTTAATGTTTTAGTTGGTGTAGGTGTGGGTGTCAGAGATCTTGTTGGTGTAACAGTTCTTGTTGGTGTTGGTGTAGGCGTAAGAGTTCTTGTTGGTGTAACAGTTCTTGTTGGTGTTGGTGTAGGCGTAGGAGTTCTTGTAGGTGTTGGTGTTGGCGGTGGTGAACTATATTCGATTGTTACATATTTGAAATTGAATTTATCCACAGTGCATTTATTAAATCCATATTTAGATGAAATAAATTTAATTTTTTCTTGGTTGGCGTCGTTAGTGAAAAACTCGTAAGTAAAGTAAGGAACCATTGTTGTTCCTGTAGTAATTCCAGATTGACTTGTGTAACCTGTATACGTACTACTTGTTCCACTCAAATCAATAAAAATTGTTGAGTTAGCATTTATATAATTAATAACATTTATCGTTTTTGCCGACCATTGTGTTCTAATTTCTGAATAATCGGGATCAACAACATAAGGTGGTGAAGGGTTATATAACCTTGCACTAACTCCTGAAACTGTTGATGTTCCTAAAATTTGAACAAAATGATTTAAATTGTTTGTCTCACCTGAATATAAAACACCGTTAATTTCAAAAGCTGGATATATTCTTAATACACCATCTTTATCGGGGTCATCATCACCTATACCAACTTCACCATCATTTTGTTCATCTCCTATAAGTTGCACAAAATCGGGATATAAATCATCAATAATTTCCAATACTTGACACGGTTTTGTGTATTTGTATTTTGATCTTTTTATTCTTCCATTTTCAATTAAATTACCACCAGTCCACAACGTAGTTGCCGGTACCATTTGTTCCAATATCTGAACCCAATACGGTGACATTTTTTCTATAAACTCATTTGTTAGTAAGTAATCATAATGAGTTACACCTGTCAATGACAAATATTTTGAATATAAATCTTCTAATTGAATGTAATTAGGTTTAAATCTAATGACATTGGAATTATGAATTACTTGATTATAAACACTATCTAAGAATTCACTAAATGTAAAACCCGTTTGTATTGGTAATAAACCAATAACAACTTCTAATTCTCTTGATTTTCTGTATATATCGTAATCTAATGATTGTGCTGAAGATAGATATACACTTAAATTTTTTCTGTTTAGTGTGAATAAAGATTCTGTATTATCTACGGACCCTTTAAAATTATCAATATTTCCTAATAATTCATATCCTGTATCTAATCCTGGCAATGTTCTATACAAGTCAAAATAATCTTCTCCGTAAGTATAAGGTTTAATTTTAGTTACAGTAGTCCTTGATCTACCAGTAGTTATTGAATTTTCCTCATCTAAAACCATTTGTGCTCTGTGAGATAATGTCACATCATACCAACCAGCACCTTTCTGAAAGAATGTATCTTCAGATGTGTTAGTTGTTGATTTTGGTAATCCACTATCTTCATCTACTGGATAGTTGTCTCTATTATAAGTTATAGAAGATCTTGTTGTTCCTGTTAAATACGAATATGTTGTTCCTGTAAATCCTGTAACAACAAAAGATATTTTATTACCTTGTATTGCATCATAAATGTCATCTTCTATATCATTACTTTTCGGTAATGTTTTTACTTTATAAACATATTCATCAATTTTAATTAATGGTTCGGGTGCCCCTAAAAATTTTAAGAAAAATTCTATTGCTGTTCTTGTCCCCTTTGATTTATAGATAAAGGCAAGGTTAACAAGTAATCTTCTATAAAATTCATATTCGGCATCAACAACATTAAAAGATGTAGTAATACCAGAATAATTAGATTGGTGTCTTGTATATAATGATTGTTCTAAATTATTTTCATCAAATAGATTGACTGTATCTAAACCTAAAGTGTTTGCAAGATTTTTTAGTAAAATATCTGGTAAATTATTTATTCCGTCATATGTAACATTTCTCATTAAAGCAATGTTATCAATATATTTTTTTACTTTATCAAAAGATTGACCATACAATTGAAAAATTGTTTCACCTTTTTTTTCTAAAGTATCATATTCAAATAACTGACCTGAAGTTAAAAATCTTAATATTAAATTAGATTTATAATTGTCAATTTCTTCTGCTAAAGAATTTATTTTTGTTAGATATTCTTCGTAGTCTAATCCTACAATTTGTGGATTCCAATTATCTTTTGAAATTGGCCAGTTAATTTCTACTGTTACAATATCAGTTGAGGATCCGTCAAAACTATCTTTTGGGACTTTAAACTTTGCTTCGTATTTTGGATTACTTTGTCTATCTAATAATAATTCTTCTAAATCATCAAGACCATTATGAAACTCTTCAATTGTACCATTGTTTGGTCTTATCAAAAAAGATTCAGAATATGTTGATCCTGTAAATGGTTGTCCAGATACATTTAAAGTAATAGTATTTGATGAATTTGGTTCTGTGTATCCAACCAAATTATATGTTGATCCACTTATTTCAATTACATATTTTGTATAAGAAGAAAAAAAATCTCTTAATGGATTTTCTTTATTTACCTTTTCAGGTGATGATGGTTTTTTAAAAACAATTCCAAACGTGTTATACAACATTGAAACATCAATTTCAAGTTGTGTTGATTTCAATATTGGACTGTAAGTTATATTTTTTGCTGTATTGTTACTTGTTCTTACAGGTGTTGTCGCGTCTACTAAAACACCGGCCGGAAATTTTTTTATAATTTTTTGTATTGAATTTCCAATTCTACTTCTTAATGACCCATACAAAGATCTAGAGGCATCATCTTTACCATTTCTGAATTTTATATTTTTTTTCTTTTCTTCAGCGGATAACAATGATGGTGTATCTTTTTCTTCTTTCAAATCATTTAAAGAAAAAAAATCCGAGAATGGCGATGTTTGAAATTTTTTACTATCTTTTTCTGGTAATGTTCTATCAATACTAAAGACAGTATTAGTCAAAGAGCTTGATCCATCGGTAATTTGTCTACCGACTAAACTATCACTAAATGTTTCTTCACCACTAGCCGCCTGACTTGGAACTTTTCTCTTTGCCATTATACGTTAGTAATATCTTCTAAATTTAATGTTTCATCAATATCTGTTTTTTCTTCACGTATCTCATATAATGTTTCGTTAAGTTCATCTTTGATTTCGTAAAGATTGTATTGTTTGTAGATATTGTTGTTATTGTCATAAATTGTGTAGATACCAGAAGATATTGCCTTACTTTGATTACCGTAAAGAGCGTGTGCCAATGTTGAAGAATCATGTTCGACCATTTCTATTTCAATAGTTGTTGGGTTGAAAAAAGTATTAGTTAAAATAATTTTTTGTGAAGGTTCTCCTATAAATGGAACTGTATTTGGTCTATTTGTTGGTGCGGATGATGGTGTTACGGTTAAAAACATTAAGTTACTTGCGGTATCTGAATATTGATATCTAATTGCTCTTTGTATTGAATTTGTTAAATTCGATTGGATTGGGACACAATAAAAGCTAGATGTTACTATTCTATAGAAATTAGGTATTTTTTGTTTTGTTGTTTTATTTATATATTCTATTCTATACCCCACTAAACCTTGTGGTGTAAATTTATTCCTATCTTCAGATGGAACATTTGTTAAATCAATTATAACACCCCTTACTGATGGTAAAGATGCCAATATTCCACAATCCGTTATAGTTGTTCTAATTTGTTTTGGTCTGATGTGAACAGTATATATACCCAACTCCGAAAAATTAGATGATTCTAATTTCAAATTATATAGACCACCAATGATCTCTATGTTTTGTTGAGTAGTGTCATCTGTGGTATCTTCATTGTGTATAATTGGACTTAAGATGTCTCCTGCGTCTAATTTTGTTAAGGTAACAGGAGAATTTGCAGTTCTACCTGAAACGTAATGTAAGAGAATCTCAACGTCATTTGGAGAAACGTCCGCCGGTCTAACTATACCATAACTTCCAACTGCCATAACTTTTATTAATAAATATAATTTTTATTGTTTTCTGATATTATAAAATCCATTTCCATATATACTAAGTTCTCCCATACTATCTATTTCAATTAATCTTAGATTCTTTTCCATTACAGATTGTTTTCCTCTTTCCACAAAAACATCTGAAAAAATTACAGGTTCATCAACAAAACCTAAAAAATGTTCATTTCTTGTTAAGACACGGTTAAAAACCTCTTCTTTTGTAATTCCCACAGTAGTCCCTGTAATCATAGTATATTTATTGGGATAATCTTTATAATATAAATCACCAATCGTATATCCTGTATAGTTTCCTATAGTATCTGTTCCAGTTGTAACTCCACTGTAAGATATTATCAAATTAGGATTTTGACCATATTTTAATTTTTGAGACAAACTGCTGTTACCTATTGCTAAATAAGTGAACCCTGTTGTTGTTCCTGTGACATTTGTGTAATCATAGTCATTTAAATAATTTAAGCTTTGTCCAGTCATATTAGAATACGCTGGTACAGTTGTTCCTGTAAATGTTCCTAAATGATTTGTAACTGTTGCGTCAAATGGAATCTTAATAATTTTTTCAACTTTATTGGTTGTCCATGGTGTGCTCATGGTAACAGAAATTTTATATTCACCAGAATTAATATAGGTTTTTGTTTCTGATGATAAAGGTCCTGTTGGTGATATCGATAAATTAGCTGTTGAATTATCCCCCCAATTTATTGTATATGTCGCCTCTGTTATTGTTCTTAATCTATCTGTGTTAACTGTATTATAAATCGTAACGGTAGAAGTTCCTGTAACACCTGAATATGAAAAATTTACAAGTTGTTCTACTTGTTCGATATCTCCATCAAAACCAACCATAACACCCATTTCATCATTTGTCGCAGTCAAAAATATTGGTATGTTGTAGTTATCGTATGCTGAACCCGATGTTATTAAATTCCATGTTGTTCCAGTCCATTTATAATATCCTTCAATTAAAGATCCTGTAACATTTGTGTTATATATTATATCGTTTTGATTAGGTCCAATATAAACACTACCAGACCAAGGAATTACTTGACCGAAAGAATCATACCAATTTTGACTGATTTCAGATATAAGTGAACCACTTGTAATAGTTTTTTTTAATATTTCATATTTATTTTTCATTATATTAATTTTTAGAGACTAGAAGGATCACAAGGTGAACATCCCGGATTTTCCTCATAATATTGACATCCGTATCCGCAATCAAAATAACCGGGACAACAATCAACAAATGTATTTGTTATGGTACTTTGAGCTGCCACATTATTGCCGTCCTTTATATAATATACAGATGTATTACCCGCATTTATGTTATGACAGAATGCATCTTCAATCGTTCCTGCTGCACCTCTTGTCTGTGTTTCAAGCAATCCAGTTATACAATCATAATATTCAAAGTATACTGCCTGATTATCAGAATCATCAATATCATTTTGATTTACATATATGTCATGATACTTACAATTACATGGTTGTGTTGGAGTTAATGTTTGCGTTGGTGTTGGTGTAGGCGTATTA